TGTTTCCATAATTTGCCATTAGACTTTCCTCTCTGTTGCCATAAACATCTGTAAATCTTCGGCCTGTAGTCTTTTGACTATCTCAGGGCCAGATGCTTCCCAGATGTCAAAGCCTTCGCGTAACCACTTCTCGACCACCGCAGTGGGAATAGAGGCTACACGGTGAAACTCGCCCATAGGCTTTTGTGTACTTTCGTTACGTGCGTCCTTGAGGTCGTCTAAGAAAGCCTGTGAGATATTCTGCGTATGCTTACGGACAGTGTCCCCTGCTTGCTGCAAGAAGTCTGTGTCCGATTGAATGAGGTTGGGGGTGACTGTTTTCTTAGTCATATGTTGCTTCCTTGAATCAAAAAGGCCGCCCAAGGCGACACAGTAAGGAGAGCAAAACCTGTGTTACCGAGGGCGGCCTAATCTAAAGAACCGCTAGGGTTCTAAAGAGTGCTTATGACAAACCAGTGATTTTCACTGAGTCTGCAAAGTTCATGTGCTTCACTGACATCTCGCCAACGATTTGGTGACGATCTGAGTCACCGTTCTTCGCTAGAAGTGTGCGAGTGAATGGACGTAGAGTACATGTTTTGAACATTGATGGGTCAATCAATAGAGCGTGTGTTGACTCTAGGTGACGGTTCAAAACAACACGGTACTCACCGTATGGAGACACGTATAGGTCGATTGCGTTGACCAATGTTTTGCCTTGCGCAATCTCACGGTTACGACCTGCTGACGCAGAGAAACCAGCGACGATTTGTGCATCCCCTGGCTTAATCATTAGTGTGTCAACGTCTGAACCGTTGTTGTATGCAGTTTCACCTGCTTCCAACAGTTTCGCTTCAGTCAATGCGTCCGTTGCGTTTGCACCAGCGTCTACTGATGTAGAAATCTGGTTGATTGCAGAAGCCATCTGACGTGCTACAGAACTAGAACCACTTACGGCTGCTTGGTCTGCACCAACTAGAGCAAATTCTGCATCGCGCTTGATTTCTTTAAGTGCTTTCGCCAACTGATGAGCGGTCTCTTTCGCTCTACCATAAGTTGCAATCGCATCCGCTGTTGCAGATACTTGGAAGCCTTTGGTCAGAATCTGGGTGTTGTTTGTACGCTCTACGGCGTCAATCAATGTACCCATTACGGCGTCCGCGCCTTCCACGGCAGCGTTTGAACCCGCGCTTGCCAAACTGTCCTCAAGCCAAGAGAATGTACGTGCTGACACTTTCTCGTCTTTGAACATTGTAAATGCAGGTGTGTCGAAAGGCGTGATGTCAGTAATAATGTCAGCAACTGACTCTTTCTTACCGACCTGATCGTATGTTGTATATGTTGCCATTGGTATGAATCCTTCTAATAGGCAAGAGTTTACTCTTCCCAGCGTGCCATAAGGGCTGCGGCAATATCATCCGTGTCACCACCGTAACGAGGGTTATTACGCAGTTTGGCTTGTGCCTCTTGTGCGCGTTTAGCCTTCAATGTTGTTTTGGAGGGTGGGGACTTCTTAGAACTCAAGACCTTTGTTCTTGTAGACTTTGACTTTGTCACTTTAGCCTTCGCTTTCTTTGATTGCGCTGACTTCTTTGACTCATCGTAAAGTCTCGCTTTGTTAATCAACATGATAACCGTTGGGTCTGTGTATTGATCAACTTGCTCTTGAGGCAGACCTGATTTTACAGCGTAGGCACGAATGTCGTTGTACAATTCGTTACCCCAATCTGGCAGGTTCTCTTCGAGGACACGCACACAGTCTGTGGCTGCCTTTTGAATCGCTTGCTGCTGATTGGTCTGTAGTTCCTGAAGTAATGCGCTGCTTTCCTCTTTGAGGAACTTCACATCGTCTTCGGCCTGACGTGCATCTTGTCTCAGTTGGGCGAATGTTTCAGCGTCCATCTGTTGAGCTGCTAGTAACATATCCATCTCTGAATATGGGGCTAGTCGAGACTCTGCACGTTCTAACATCTTTTGGTATGCTAATTGCGTTCTTTGGAACTCTTGTTCCGCAACTTTGCGCTGGGATGCTAAATCTTGAGACTTTTGTGTTAAAGATGCTTCTTGACCGTAAAGTCTTTTCAGTTCCTTCACGGATACCTGTTTGTTTTCACCTTTTACGCTGACTTCGACAAGGGCGTCTTCGGACACAGTGGGTAGTTCCTCTGTATCGTCTTCTTCGACCTCTTCATCGTACTCTTCATCGTACTCTTCGGCTTCATCAGTTTCTTCAGGGTCCGTGTCGTCCTCTACTTCTTCTTCAAGGTCGTCATCGTCATCTTCATTAGCACCCTCTTCAAGGTCTGTCTCTTCGACCTCTTCGGGTGTCGCATCTTCGTCTTCGGGTTCAGATAGGTTTTCACCGTCATCCCACCGACCTAAGATTGCATCTGCGGCGTCATCTAAATCTAACGCGCGGGGTTCTGAGTTACTACTCGGGTCGTTTGTCATAGACCTAGTTCCTCTTGGCTATTGTCGCCTTGAGCCAAAATGTTGTCACGCACTTCAACTCTCTGCTTTAGGGTGTTCACCACGTCTGCGATTGCACGATAGTGGTGGTAGGAAGTCTCACGCTTCAACTTGTCGTCGGGCTGTGAGTTTACAAAAGTAGAGAAAGCACTCTCCACGATTGAATCGACAACAGAAGTGAACGCAGGGGCCGATAGTACGGCCTCTGCTTCATCCCCTGCCGTCACAAGTTGCTCTTCTTGTGTAGGCATGTGTAACCTTATGTTATTTACCCATTAGGGCTTGCGATTGCTCGGACATCCTCAGCACGTTTAGCAATCTCCAACTCTTCGTAGTTGACTGCTTCTTTGTGTGCCTGTTGTGACTCTTGTAAGTCCAGTTTGTCCGATTGTAATGCGAACTGCTGCTGTGCCTTGAGTTGCTCAAGTTCCAACTTCATGTTCGCAATTTGCGCGTCAGTCTGTGCTTTAAGTTCAGCAACTGCTGTCTGACGTTCTTGAACCTCCATCTGCTTCTGCGCAATTTGCATCTGCATCTGTGAGGCTGGGTCTGGTTGTTGTGGTGGTATTTGACTAGGATCGAGTAGATAGTCAGCAACATTCTTAATTCCACTTTTGTCTAGGATAGCACTCAGCATCTTGTGCTTCTGCTGTGGTCCGTACATCTGCTGTAGAGATGGGTCGGCACTAAACAACTGGTGGAACGCAAGATACTTCTGAATCTGTGTCTCCTGTTCACCATAACCAAGGTTGAACTCAACCATCACGTCACGCTTGTCAGACCATTGTGCTGGTGTGATTTTGACGTAAGTACCCGCTAGTTCGACAATCTTTTCCATCGTCTCGTTCTCTACACACAACTGGTAGACAAGGTTGAACAACGGTTTCAGGAAGTTGTTAGCGAAGTTACGTGCGATAATCTTTTGACGCTGCTGGGACATAGTCGCCAGTTGCTCAACCATCGCTGCTGAGTTTTGTTTACTAATAGCATCCTTGTTCAAGCCCTGAGATAGACGTGAGACACCTGAAGTGTCCTCTTTGTCTTCGTCCAGCATCTGTATTGTCTGAAAGATGAAGGGGTTGAGGGATGCCTGAGGCATTGGGTTGATTGCATCTGGACGTGTCACGTTCACGATACCGCCGACACGGTTGTCGATAAGTTCACGTGGGTTTGTCAGTCCACCTTTGACCACAGTGTAACGAGGGTTGTTAGTTACCATCGCGTGGTCAAGGATTGAGCGTGTCAACACAGTCCGTGCATTCTGAATGGCAATCAACTTGTCTGCAAAGTTGTTACCGTGGAATGCGTGTGGAATTGGCAGAGGTACGAATGCAACAAATGGCATACGTGTCACGATGTCTTTAGACAGCATGACGTTACCTACTTTGACAACACGATAAAGGTCTGTGGTTCCTTTAGCGTCTACATCCAATGGCAGGTAAGCCTCGACTACTGTCACCTGACGTGTTTGCTTTTGGTGACCTTTGCCAGCCGTAAAGCCACGTCCAGCCCCGATGTCATCAAAACGAGATAGAACCTCTGGGTCTGTGTCAAAGTCGTTGTCTTCGTCACTGATGTCCATGACTAGGTCTTCGTCATAGCCCATCTCAATCAGTTCTGCGATTGTCTTACGTGTACGGTGAGCAACGAAAGATGCAGATTCCAAAGAGCGACACTGTGGTTCAATTAAGAACTCTTCAGGTGCAACGGACTCAATCTTTACCTGTGAGGTGTCACGGAAAACACGAAGTTCACCAGTGTACAGACCAAACTCATCCTCTACGATTTCCTCAATCTCAACCATGTCATCAGACAAGACTGCATCAAGTTCTTCTTCGGTTAGGTCTTCAACATACTCTAGGTAACTATCAGTCTGCTGTTGCCAGTAAACTTTGGCTACCCCTGCCCTTGCAATCAAGCCATCATGGATGACTGTTTGCATCACCTCGAACAAGTTGTTTTGACGGTGGAGGACGTAGTCGGTGTACTCTGTACAGACTTCAGCCATCATCACGTCTTCTGGTCCTTGCGGTGAGAAGCGTAGGGTGCGGTTGCCTGTACTAAATGTTTCGAGAAGTGCAGCCTTCATACTTTCCACAGCATCGTATACGTCCTGAGACACATACTTACTGTTTCCGTCATGCACTGGTTTCGGAAGTTTTGCCGAGTAGTAGTCCATGACACGCGCACGTTCACGGCTCAGTTCACTGTCGGCATATCCTATCGACATTCGTAGGCTACTATCTACGATTGAGACGATTTTATCGTCATCAAGTTCTTTAAGTTCTTTCATCGTTAAACCATCTCAATATATAGATCATCGACTGCCTCTATTGGTTCCCAAGCACCCTCATGGATGTGGTTGGCTAATGCCAAACTCATTACACAGTCATCGAAGCATCCAGACTCCGCTTCCATGCCACCAGTGTTATTCACGATGTATGTCAGCATCTCTCGGATAGTTACTTTGTCGTTGAGTTCGATAGTTCCCTCACGAACCGCAGCCCTAAGTTCATCAATGACTAAAGGCTTGGTCTTGGCTGTGGTGGTAAAGCCCAACTTTACGGTCTCTTTGTCCGTTAGTTTGTCTACCTGTATCTCAGTGTAGAAATTAGGGTACGCCATGTCTTTACCGAGGCGTGTACACGTGAGGATACCGTGACTGTTGTTCTCCACGATAATCAAAGCAAAGTTAAAGAACTCGCCTAGTCTGAAGAGAACCTCAGCAAAGTAATCTGGATGTACTTGCGCACGATAAGTTGCGACCTGTCGTTTCTTACTGTCCAAGACTTGCGCCACAGACCAGTCGCCACCTCTGACACCCATCGCAACGTCAGCACCGATTGTGTATCTCTCGCCTGAGTCATACTTACGGAATAAGGTGAGTTCACCTCTGACATTCTCTAGCCACTCTTCGCCCTCTAGGGCCAAGTTTGCTACAGGGTCTGGTGTGTCACCTAGACGTTCCTGAAGTGCCTCTGGGTTGAACACAGGGCGACCTGTGGTCAAGAAGGCTTCTTCTGGTTCTGCTGGGTATTCTTGTTTGAAGAGGTCGATGCCGTTCTGGGCAATCTTGCGTCTACGGAACATAAGTTGACTATCGTCTAACTCATACTTCTCACACAACTCTTCCTCTTCAGGTGTACGCTCGAAGTTCTCTGGGACATTCTCACGGTACTCAGGGTCCATAAACCAAGGTATGAACACTGGTGTGTAACCGTTAGTGCCTTCTACTGCACCTTTCCAAAGGTCGTAAAAGATACCAGAGACACCATTAGCGGTACTCTCAACAAAGATAGCCGTACCCTTTTTGTTAGGCACAGCCTGTGTGAGACCGTTCCAGTTCTCAAGTGCTGTAGACTTCGACCAGAACGCAAGTTCCGAGGCGTGTACGTGCGTAAGCGTCTCACCTCGACCAATGCTCTCACCACCTGCCGTAGCAACCACATACGAACTATCCAAGACGTCAAAAGTAAGTTCTCGACGTGATGAATACTTGGTGTGTGGCTTTAATAAATCTGGGCAGTTCTCGTGGTAACGCTTGGTCATATCGAACAAGGCTCTCGTACTGTCGCTGTGGTGCGTAATCACCATTGCCTTACACGCTTTGCGCTGGGACACGTTGTGATACAGGTAACCACCGACATAGGTAGACAGACCTTGCTGTCGAGCCTTGAGGATGATGATACGGACTTTACCTTCGTCTGCTAATTGCTTCTCAACTGCCTTTTGTAAAATGCGCTGGGCAGGTTTGAGTTTCAAAGGGCTGATGTCGCCATCTTTGGTTCTAATCTTGAGTGCAGATTTAGCGTAGAAAGTGAAGTCGTCGTAGAGACGCTTGCGTACTTCTCTAAGTTTCTGATCCATCTTGCTCTTCTTCGTCATCGCTAACTAAGAGCGACTCCAAGAAGGCTTCAGCCTTGCCAATAGTAACTTCGCTCTTTGCAGCGGGTTTTGTCTTAGTAAAGTCCAAGACCATACGCGCGGCGGTCAAGCGGTCACGGTTTTGCCCCGGCTCTCGCATGATTTCTACGGCTGCTTTTAGAGCCTCGACTGCGTATTCGTCATCAATGTTGTTATCTTTGGTCATCTTAGCAACAATCCTTTCGGCGTCTTTTTTCGCCTGTTCTCTGATTGGTGTAATGGCTTCCAAGGTGTACCCATCTGGTGTCCCTTTAGGACGTCCCGCATTCTTACGCTTTTTGGTTGACCACTGCTTTCTTAGGGCGCGACCTTCCTCGGTTTCCATCAGTTTTGCGAAGTAGTTTACCTTCCCCGCCTGATGGCCCTTCTGCGGCATCGTTAGTTCCTTTTTGGGACTCTTCTTTCTTGGGTTCTTGGGTGCGCCCATTACTTTTTACTCCTAATAGACTTCCGATGATTTCAAGTGTCTCTGGACACGCCTTGCAAAACACAGGGGCTGGTAGTTGTGCAGCCATCTCTCGCAAGATTAAATCTTTTTGGGCCTTCGTCAGTCCAGATGACTTCACAGCCTCAATGCTTTGCAGCAAGGGCATCAAGTCAAAAGCGGTTTTATTCATGGGTTTGCTCTCTTTGGGGGTTGTGGATGCCCCCGAAGGGACACCCTATGCTGTTAAGACACCATCAGGCATGGGTGGTTCTTCATCACCACCAGCGGCAGCGACTAGACCCATTGCCATAGCGACAGCGAGTATGGTTGCGAATGGATGTGAGTAGAACAGAATCTTACCGTTGTTCGCTTTGTCGAACTCAGCCTTAATCATCTTAGTGTTGATAGGCATAAGTTCTTTAGCGAGACGTGGGTTCATCAGGTACAACCACATTGGGTCAACTGAAAGTTCCGAAGTGTCGTTTGTGTACTGACGGAAGTTACGAAGACGATTTCTGAAACTTATGATTTTATCAGTATCATTATTCTTCGTTGCTTTGTTCAGTTCATCCAAAAGGTAGTTTAGTGAAGGACGTGGAGCCTGAGTTTCACTCGGATTACTCTCGAGATACGCCTTACCTGCCTCCTGAAACGCAATAATTTCTTTGATTGCAGGGTGGTCCTTTCCTTTGGACTCAAGAATCGGCTTCATGACAGAGAAGTTGTAACTGTTCAAACCTACTTGGTCATAAGAACCAGTGACTTTGTTATTTACACCACCAAGTCCGAAACGGCCTTCACCATCCATGTTACCTTGTGTGAGCGAGTGGCCCATCTCATGCAGCAAAGAGTGTAGTGACTTTAGTGTCGTTATCTTTTCGCCTTGGTAAGAACCTTTCGGCCTAATTGCGAACACCTTACTTGCAAAACCCTTCATGTTCGGGTTCCAAGCGTGTACTGCCATTGTACCTTTACCAGACTTGGTTTCTTTCTGTAGTGCAGTGCCGCTGTTCATCATCTTAGCAGTGATACCAAGAAGTTGTGCAACTTCGAGTGCTGTGTCTACGTCTTGGATACCGTTCTCGTACTTAGAACCCTTCTTGCCAATCTCAATAATTGCTTTGGCTTCAGGTATGTTCTTCTTTACGGCTGGTGTTGTCGGCTTTTTGACCTTTTTGGGTTTAGGATCGGGGCTGACCAATGGAGGCTGGGCCACTTGTGTGGGTCCAGTTCCAGTTTGTCCGCTTTGCCCTCCTGTATCTCCTGATCCACTTGGTCCAACAACTGGCGCAGGTGTGGTGGGAGGGGTTTGATCTGGTCCTTCATCTGCCTTCTTTGCCTTTGGCTTTGCCTTAGATGCTTTGGCCTCAGTTGCCGCTTGCTGCATCTTGATCCTATTTAGATAGGGAACAAGGTACTTATCTGCAAGTGACATGGATGTAAGGCTTACACGCGCACCATCTACAATCTCAGTTGCTTTGAACACAGGATCGGAACCTAGATTCAACCCAAGTTCGTCTAGTGCCTTAGTCAAGACTGCACGGTCTGATGAATTTATGCTCTTGTCGCTATTCATTCCGTCACGGAGTGACTTTAAGAACGCCTTGTTAGCATCAATACCATCCTGAACGGCTGGTGAACGCGGTTTGACTGGTGTACCATCTGGTGCTTGAGTCTGGCCTCGCTTGCTCTTGGTCTTGGCTGCTGCTTTATCGACAGCCTTGTCTTTGAGTAGTTCGAGTTTCACAAGTCCAATGACTTCAGTCAAAGGCGCACCTTCAGATGACATGTAACCTGTCTTCTGCATTCTGCGGTATTCTGCAATAGCACGGCGTGTCTCAGACGCAATGTCTCTAGCCTCTATGCGCTGTAGGACTTCTTCGACCTTCGCATCAATATCCGTAGGCATTTTGTCTTTAGCAAACTTCGGATAGGCTTCGGCAACACCTGCGAACATTTTGCCACGCGGCGAGTTCGCTTTGGGTGGCGCACCTTCGTTGTACAAACGGACATAGGTCGCTGCCCTACGCGCTGCTTCCTCGTCTTTGGCACGTTGTTTTGCTGCCAAGTCGTCCGCTTTGGCTTTCGCTTTCGCTTCAGCGGCCTGTTGTTTAGCGGCTGCACGTGCTTCGATTTCAGACCTTTTCTTCGCTGCTGCATCATCCTTGGCCTTAGCTGCCTGTGCTTGCTGTGCCGCCTTCAGACGTGCTGTACGTCCTTCGACTGCGGGACCAGTAGGGTCTGCTAGACCGTCTCGACCTTTGTTCTTCTTGATGAACGTGTTGAGTTTTGATCTGCGTCCTGTGATTGCGTCGATACCACGACCTGCAATGACCGTAGGAATCTGGACAGCCAAAGACTGACCACCAGTTGCAAGGGCTGCACCAGTGTTTATGTTACCACCAATGATACCTGCTGGGTTATACGCACGTCCAAAGGATGGAAGTGGGTTGAAGGTGTCAGTGAACTGCGAGATGCCGCCTTTAAGACCGCCTGAGTAGACTTCCGTTACAATATTAGACTTACGAAGTGCATTTAGTAACGCTTGTCCTTCTTTGGTGTTACCTACAGTATCGTTTACAAAGTCGAGGTTCTCTTTGGTGACTGTAGTGGACACTTTGTTACGCGCTTGGCGTAGTGTCTCTGCAAATTTGGCTTTGGTTGCCTCATCTACGTCCTTTAGCACCTCTTTACTCAAGACCTTGTAGTTAGCGTCAATCTCTTCACGCATTTTACTACGTGCAGCATTGAGGACAGCATTCGCACCCTTCTGTGACGATGGGTCGATGTCCTTGATGTTAAAGCCTTCGTCTGTAGCAATCTCTTGGAACATACGTGCCACGTCACCTGCCGCCTGATCTGTCTCAGGGTCTAGGGACTCACGTGGTTTCAACACACGTTCACCAGTCTTGCTTACCGTCGAGATGCCGACATTAGCTGCACCAGATACTGTGGCACCAATGGCTGCTGCGTCACCGATACGGTCTACGACTTCTTGAGGTACATACTCGCCGCCTTGGACTGCTGTACCACCAATAATCAAGCCTTCCTGTCCAGCCTCTTGTAAGCCTTCACGGATAACCTTGAGTGTAGCACCGCCGCCTTTGAGTGGCGTAAGTTCGATAAGACCTGAGGCAATCGCTGTTGCTAGGTCAGTACCAGTCGCGGTTGGGTCGAGACCCTGCTGTTCCTTTTCGTCTCGTGTAGCACCAAGAGACATTGTGGAACCTGCGATTGTACCTGCTGCGGCAAGACCTGCACCCACGACAGGTGCTGAGGTTGCTGCTAGACCTGCTCCTACAGATGCTGCGACACCCGCACCGACTTGTGGGGCAGCCTCAGTTGCACCGTAGAGCAAAGAGCGACCTGCGTCTGCGTAGTCGCCCTCACGGATGTTCTTGACGATACCGTCTGCGCCTTCAGGGCGTTGGTAGGTGGATGCATCTAGTTCCGCTTGGTTGCGCTGGGCGACATCTGCACCATACTGCTCGACATCCTCCATACCAGTGAGTTCACCGATACCTTGGATGCCTTTGCCAAGCATCTTTTGTGCATTGTCTACACCGTAGCCTAAAGCACCGCCTAGGCTTTCGTCTGGGCCTTGAGTTGCTTGTGGTTCAGGCTGTGACTGTTGTTGCTGTTCAAGCTGGGCCTGTAAGGCAGCCAACGCGCCTTCTTTGTTCGGACCTGTGATTTTGAACTTACGTCCATCAGGTGCCGTAATCATGAATGTTGGCATACCTTAGCCTTCCTATTCTGAAACCTGTTCGACAGTGTAGTCCGCAGGGTTGAATGTCTGGTTAGTTGGTCGCTGAGTGACTGGTACTGTACCACCTTGAGACAGACGTTGCTGTACGCGCTGTAGGGCTTCCATGCGGTCTAGTATCCACTGTTCCCAAATTGCTTCGTCTTGCCAGTTCTTTGGGGCTGGTGCCAAAAACAACTTCATCTCAGCGTTAGAGATAGCACCCTTAGTTTCAGCAACACGTAGAAGAGCATCGTCAACTTTGACGCGCTGTAAGATAAGGCGTCTTGCGGCGTCTTCGTCACCAGTGAAGTTATCA